ATCTACCTGAGATAATCCCAATTCCAGCCCTTTGAGCAATGTAGTAACCGATTGCGGGTTCAAAGCCAAAGATAATAGGAAGAGTATTATCCACATCAACAAGAACACAACTGGCAAACTGACGAATAGGAGTACGCACTCCTGCCATAACAGGGGTTGGGATGTTGATCTTAAAAAGAGAGGTCGCGTCATAATATTTTTTCACGTATGTTAAACGTGTCTCCGTTGGATAGTTAGCAAATAAAGTGGCAGCAATCATCATATACATATGCTGTGGCGTTTCAAAAATATCGCCGTTGCTTCTATCTTGACACAAATACTTATCTACAACTTGTCTTAAGCCTGCATAGGTAAAGTCTTCGTTACGATCGTGTTTAATCCAACCTTCCATCTTTTTAAGATCAGTTGCATTATAGTTGTCTAAAATATTAGCATCATACACGCCACGTTCAATATTAGCATTTATCACTTCAGAGAGAGTAAGGTGTTGATATTTGCCGTAAACTTTTTTGTGTAAACTATAAAGTAATAGTCTTGCTGCTGCAAATTGATAATTAGGTGCTTCTAATGAAATAAGATCATTTGCACTTTTAATTAAAATATCTTGAATCTCTTCAGATGACATATTGTCATAAAACTGTAAGTCAGCGTTCATTTCTATCTGTGATGCACTAACTCCTGTAAGGCCTTTGCAAGCCTCTTCCACTACAAAATGCATTTTGTCTAAGTCTAATTTTTCCTTGGAGCCGGAACGCTTTGTTATATAAATCTCTTTGGTCATCTGCCTCTCTCTATCCTATGTTATGATGTACAGGTATTTAGTTGCTCTCCTTGTTACTCCGTTGATTATCGGAGAAAAAGAACAGCCTGCAACCTGTAGTTACTTTACGGCTTAATTGTTATATAAGCATACACTAAAAATGTATTAAGAGCAAGAGAAATTTTTAAAAAATTACTCTATTTTATACACCGTACTCGATGTCGTAGGATATGTTTCCTAAGGCACCTGTCGCAATTGGATTCTTGTAGAATAGTACTACAGTTTCAATGCCACTGTCGGTATCGTTATCTCTAAGTTCTGCTTTAAACTCAAAACCAGTCATAATTTTACCGCCCTGTGATGTCAAAGAAATATCAGAAAATTCATATTGGTCGGACAAAGAGATAGTGGACATATCGTCGCCTATAACTATCCTTGCTTTTCCAACTCTAGTATGACTTCCTAAGCGTAATGTATAGTTGATACTGATATGATTATTAGATGCTGCAAAAACACTTATTGGACGGAAACTATCTGTAAGATAAATTAGTCCACTGTTTCTGTTTATCAATGTTGTCCTATCGCTGTTTGCTACTTCTGCTATTGCTGAAGTAGATTCATCTGATACTACGCCTGCATTCTGTTGTCTATTGCTTATGCAATCAAGAACGATGTTATTTTGGTATTCACCAAAAGTTACTGCTGAACTTAATGGAGTAGCGGCAGTGTTTGTTCCATTACCGCAATCGGTGAATGCACATCTCTGTATCTTTGTGCCAAACCCGTTGGTGCTGTAAAACACTTGTGTTGCTATCTCGTTAAATTCAGAATCACGTACAGTCCAATCGTTTCCTTGTTCTGTAACGCCTTCAATGTATATAGAAGTATCACCTACGTCAAACTTACAATTACTAATGTCTACTTTAGTTGTAAGTGCAGATGTCTGTATACATTTAATTCCTACACTGTTATTATCAAATTGACAATTAACAAATTCAATGTCAGTTGTTTTAATACCTTCAATAGTATTACTCCAACTAACTGCTGCTGGCTCTAGTGACAAACTTGTTACTGGGCCACCTAAACTATATTCGCCTTTAAACTTTACGTTATCAAACTTAACATTGGCTGTACCTGTCAAGTCAATTGCTCCTGTTGAACGCAACACTGTTAGGTTACCTATTTCAATGTTGTTTGGTCTGTTAGAACTTGTAAAGTCTGCAAGTGCTAATCCTGTTGATGTTTGAAAGTTTGCACTTACTGAATCTAATTTAAGTACGGAACCATCACGTGTTTCTCCTCTTATAATAGCATTACTAGGAATAGTAATGTTACCTAAGAACAAGAACTCTCCGTTAGGTACACGTAAAACTTTTTTGTAATCTGGATCTGTATTTCTAAACAGTTGTGTAAGTGCATTTTCAAAGAATGCTGTGTTATCTGTAGAACCATCACCTACTGCTCCAAAGTCAGCAACACTAACTTCAATTTCGTCAATCTTATCTAGTAAAGGACGTTTGGCACTTAATGTAATTGATGGGTCATCTGAAGCAAATTGATAACTTGATGCAAGTTCAAGAATGTTATCATTGTTAGTGAGAATCTTTGTATTGCCAACCTGCGGTGCGCCTTCTGCTACACTACCGTTACCAATGAATAGTTCTTGTGTATCAACTGCCCAAGCAAGTTCTGCTGAACTTAATTGTGGTACGCCAGAATCACTATTCTTCTTACCACGTCTAATTTGTATTTTGCTTATTTGTACGACAGCCACTATCTGCTCCTATTTGATCTTACAAGTATTTATCAGACAGATGTAGTTTTGTCAGACTGTATTATAAAGAGTTGTAATATTCTTCTACTTTATTAAGCCACATATCTTGGTATTTGGGGAATGTTTCTTCTGTTACTTCAAATTGTTGATATTGTAGGTCTCTACTACACATAAAGATAATGCCTGACTTGATATCAGTGCCGTATACTTCGTTGTGTGCCATAGCATATGCTACAAGTTGCAAATAGTAATCTTCTACCCATTCCGCTTTCTTAGGCTTATTAGTTTGTTTGTGGTCCATAATAGCAGGCTTGCCCTTATAAACACCACATAAATCTGTTGTACCTGAGTAAAGTCCTGGAAAATATAAACTTTGTTCCATTGCCCATACTTCATCGACATCTTTAAGTCCGTTTTCAATAATCACAGATGCCATATCATTTGCTTTAACGTGTACTTGGTTATTGCCTGGCTGTCTATCAATTCCACAGATAAATCTTTCAAGATTGGCGTGCATTGCTGTACCCACACCAGCCGCTTCAGTTGTAATGCGTTTAGCATTTTCTACGCCGACACGCTTACGCCATTCAATTAAATGGGTCATATCTTTTGTAGAACTTAGAATAGTTGTTACACTAGGAAGTTTATCTCCATCAGGTGTAACATACACTCTTTTCTTACGGACAGGGTCGTTAACCTGTTTACACGATTGGTATTCGTATCTTTCGACGAACGGCGGTGGTGAATATTTTTCAGTCATACTGTATATAGTACTACCTATTTGCTACTTTGTCAAGAGTGATTATGAAGTTTGTTGTGCCAATTGTTGCGGCGCTGCTGCGGCTGCTGTTTTATCAACTGCTGCTTGACTGTCTGTGCCGTCTTGTGGCGCTTCGTCTGCATCTGGTGCTCCAGGAACATTTAGGTCAATGCCTCGAGCATCAAAGTTTTTTACCAAACCTTGTATTGCAGGTGATTGGTCATAAACTGATTTGAATGTTTCGTAGTCTGCAACTAGACTAGCATCATTGCTTTTAAGTATTTTATTAAGTGCAATCCAATTCATCTTGCTAGGAACTTTTTTAGCAGCGGCACGGCCGATTAAGTTCTTCAACGTAATTACGTATCTGTCTATCATCATATCCGGTGCGAATTCAGTAAATCTCATATTACATTTTTTGGAGTTCGGCCATCTTAGTTCTAAGATCCATTAACTCCGCTTCCTTTGCTTTGATTGCTTCTTGTGTTGCTTTGACTTGTTCTTGTTTTACTTTTTGTTGTTCTGCTTGCGCTGCCTTTGCGTCTGCTGCTGCCTTCATAGGGTCAGTTGGCATTTGGCCTTTAGGTGCTGCAATGTTTTGTGCTGTGTCTGCTGCTGTAGCCAATGCTGTATTAGCGACAGTTTTTGCTGCGCCTGCAACTTTGTTACCTACTGCTGCGGCACCTCGTGCTACTGCTCCACCTGCTGCTGCAAGAGCTGGGACAATTTCGTCTAGCTCTGTGTCTTTATAAAACTCACTGAGCTTCATTAAACTAACCTGCTAGTGTTTTTAGTAAACGGTTTTCGAAGTCAATTGATTCACGCTTCTCACGTCCTGCTGCTTCAATGCCGCCTGCTGCTGGTTCTGCTGTTGCAAAATCATCTGCTGCTGCTGGCTCCATTGTATCTGCTGCTGGATCTTCTGCAGGCTCAGCCATATCAGCCGCATCACCTTCTGGTTCTGCTCCTAACATATCGCCGCCTGTTTCTTCACCTGTAAGTTGTCTTGTTGCAGATGAAAGTGTATCGCGTGTTGTTTTTAGTGCTTCAATAGCAGCCTGGATGGCTGGTGCACTTGATTCAATAAATGTTTTTGACTGTTCATTGCCGAACTCATCTCTAATTGAATCACCTAACTGTAGAAGTGTTTCATTTTCCATACCGGAAAGTTCTTCAATGTAACGGCCTACTTTGTCTACCATCGTTTTTGAAGTAACAATAGCACTTGCCTGTTGAACTTCACCTTCTGTAACTTTACTCATCTCTTCTCCGTTAGTGTCTGTTTCTTCCTGTTCTGGGGCTTCAGCAAGTTCAAGACCATCAATTGCAGATTCTTCACGTTCTGCAAGTTCTTTGTTAATAGCGTCTAGCATAAACTGCGCTTTGTAAAATGCATCGTTTTCAACATTCTCGTTAAACTCTGCACTACTTCTTGCATCGTGTAACTGTGTACGTAACTTGTTTCTTGCATCTTCTAACTTAGCAATATCAAATGATGCTAAATCAAGTTGCTTACCAAAGGTCTTTAGCATAGACTCATTGATCTTTTCTGCCTTAATTTTAAATAAATCTTGTGTTTTCATTGTTCTCTTCCCAGATGTTATATTATATTTATTCAAAACCTTGCTAAATGTTCGGCTTGGTCTTTCAAAATAATCGCCCTTTCTTTGGCATCCTGATATCTTGTCCACAATATATCGGCTCTGATATCGTCATTGTTATTTATTGCTCTATGATAGTTATCCAAATAAATCTTACTATCTACAAAGTATTTACTATATTTTTGGTCTAAAGTGAATATTTCTTTTTGTAAATTTGTATCTTCGTTCCAAGCAACCAAGTTTGCTAGTTTAATAGCAACTGTGTTGAGAGAAACTGTAGACCATATCACTTTACCCTGTTTAACTATATCCTTGTACGGACCATCTGACTTAATAAGTGCATCACCTACTTGTATGCCGTCTGGTGTACGTTCAGGCAGGATAGTTCCTTGATCAAGAAACTTACGATATGTTGTTTTAACTAACTGTTCAAAACGCTTCGATACTTCATTCATAAAAAAAGGCCCTTAGGCCAATATTTACTCTTTCTATACTTTTGAGGGTTACATCTTGAGTATAATTGTAACAACTACTGAAAGAACTGCTGCAATTACTGTACCAGTAGTACCAATAATATCTTTTTTTAATCCTTTTTGACCCGATGTTATATCTTTGTGGATGTTGTCAACTTTGCGTTCTAAGTTGTCCATTCGGCTATCTAGTTGTTCATATCTAATAGCGCACAGGTCAACGTGTGCTTCTAGGCTGGTCTTTTCTAAACTTGTAGGTTGGCTCTTTGCCATTTTGTTGTTCTCCAAAACAATATCCCATCTCTTGGGACAATTAGTAAACTTGTCAGTTGGCCTAATGTGTTTTTAAGTACGCCTAGTTGTTTTGCCTATATGTTTATTTATCATCTTTGCGTTCGAAAAGTCTCGCAATCAGTCCTCTTATTGTGCCTAATTCTTCTCGTACGCCTATCATTTTATCTGCTGCTTTTTCTATACTTGTAAACATATCTTTAATTACGAACATAACCCAAAACCACCATACAGAGCATACAAACGCCATAATGGATATGCCCACGTAAACATAATTGTCTTTGTCTAAGTGAAGTCCGTATACGGATAATAAGAATCCGAATATGATAAAGAATATTGTACTCATCATTATTGTGTTGTAAAGTATCTTGTTCATACTATTATTTACTTCCTAAAAAATTATTAAAATGTGGACACATTTAACCACAGGTTTTGACGCTCGCCCTGTGTGCAAAATACTGCTGGTTTGATGTCTTCTGTATTTAGAAGTGTACCTATAATCGGAACACCTTCCAAGTCGCTTCTAAGCAATGCTAGTGGATCAGTTCCTATAGACCATATCCCTTGTTGCTCTACCTTAAAGTTCCAGTTCCAATACTGTGTGCCTTCCTCTTGGGTAGTTATAGGATCAATGTCGTAATACATATTTGCTCTCATACCAATACTTTGAATAAGACTATTAAAGTTACCTTGCTGTGCAATTAGGATAGGATCCTTTTCATCACGAGTAGGATTTGTCACAGTAATATCGACAAGTGTTTTTACAGAAATTGTTTGCATCGTTAATACTTATCAGTCATAAAAAAAGGGTGCCAACGAATTGACACCCTTTAGTTTTAGTAAAGTTAAAACTTACTATTAGCCAGAAATTCCTGAGAATTCAGCAAGTAATGAACTTGTTACGCCAGTTGAACCTGTACCAAAGTCTGAAGCCGCTGTAAATGCGCCTGTTCCTTGGATAGCAACTTGTACTGCATCAGTAGTTCCACTTGTGAATACACCTGACTCAGTTAAAGGTTGTACACCAACAACTGTGTGTGCATCGTTAGTACCAGCAACATCACCTGCAGCAAGATATAACAAAGCAGCATCTAATTCTGCTTGTGTCATATTAGTTTTTGCTAAGTTAATGATTCTAGTACGACCAGCAATACCTTGTCCAGATTCTGCTTTTTTGTTGTCACCTAGTTCAGTAACACCTGTACCAGCGTTGTTGTAAGTTTGGAAGACTGAACTTCCGTTTGATAAATCAGCCATTATATTTTCTCCTCAAATAATGTTAACCCTTCTCCAGGGCCGCTATTTTGTCTAGCAATTGTATTTATCCAAAAAGGGTTTTTACAAGGGTTATGGTGTGATTTAAGGGGTTTTTGACCGATTTAGTCCGCTCTAAACGGTGTCCAACGGTCTCTTGGTACAAGTTTAACCTTGTCACCAGTTTTAACGTAACCTTCTCCGCCTGGCTTGCCACCTGTTGATGACACAACATCGCCTTCTGCTTTGTCTAGTTCATCAATTACTTCGTTCTTGGCTTTCATAAGTTCTGATACCAAGTAAAAAATATCCGATGCTGTTCTAGGCTCCGTGTTAATAATACTTATAATCTTTTCTTGTTTATTACTAGAAACCTTCGAATTTTGAAGCCATTGGCTAAAACTCTTTGTGTTTAGATCATTTAGTTTTTTAGCACGACTCATTTGATTAAAGAATGTGTAAAAGATATCTTGTAAGTCAGATAGTCCTGGCTTAGGCTCAAAGAATTTTGCAATGCCTGGTTGAGCTCTGTTAGCAATCTTTTCTATGTTGTCTAAGTTATCTGCGTTTACAGCAGGTGCCTTACTGACATACTGTTGTCCTACAACAACTAAGTCTGGTGTACCATTGAATGCTTCTACATCTTTTATAGGTGTTCCGCTTTTGTCTCCAAAGTACTGATATGCATTATGTGCCGCAACTGCAACTTTACTTTTAGCAATACGTCTACCAATTGGACTTTCAACTTTTACATCGTAAGTAACTTGGTTAGGAGTAAAACTAACTTTGCCGTCACTGCCCGTATATGGCTTGCCTGGATGATACAACAAGTCTCCATACAAATAACCTTTGTAGTCTGCTGGTGTTGCTTTTTCAAATATAGGCCAAAGTCCTGCCATATCACTTGCAAACTTTTCACGCCAGTCTTCGCCCTTGCCTCTACTCATAATAAATTTTTCTAGTTCCTGAGGACTGTTTGACTTGCCTTCTTCTCTACCCCAGTTGTTCTTGCCAACTAGTCTAAAAGTTCCATCATCTTCACGTCCCCAATACACTGTAGGATTGCCATCCCATTTAAGAGCAACGTCTGAACTGTCTTGTTCCATACCTCTAAGAAGTTGTACGGCTTTCTTTGCACCATCAGCAGGATCAGTAAACACTAGATCTTCTAAGTGATTAAACTCTCTACCTACTTTCTTTGCTTCTGTTATAAATTGGTATGCTCTCATTTTTTAAGTAACTTCTTTTGTCTGTTTGTTGTGTCCACATACTTTGCGTGTGGCACTTTTAAATTTTTCTTCTTGTCGTACACATCTCCGATAGTGTGCATCTTTCCTGGTTTATCAAACGCACTGTATCTAATGTCAACTACTTCATCTATTCTCATCTAATAACATCAATCATTGAACGCATCCAACCAATAGTTCCTGGCTGGTAACTTTCAACTGCCTCTTTCTTTGGTAGTTCAATATCATAACGTCCTAATGTTTCTCTTGCCGCACTAATAAGTTCTTCGTAGTTAGGAAGTTTCTTAATGTAGTTAATAATAGCATCTACACTTTTAACGTCTGCTACTGTTGCACTTTGCCCTAACAACTGTTTAGCAATGCTGTTCCAGTCATCGCCGTTAGGTAAAGGTTCGTTAGTCTCTGGATCAACTAAACCAAACTTAGGACTATACTTGATGCCTCTTGCTCTAGCAATACTTGAAAGCACAATATGTCTATGCTCTCCTCTGTATTGACCACTGCCGCCTATCATCGATCCTCGTTGGAAGTTTACATTCTTTGAAAACATAAAGTCTGTTTGTACAAATCCATTTTCTTTTGATCCGTTAATAGGAGTTCTAAAATGTATTTGGTCTCCAGCATCTTTGATCCAACCGTCAGTTTTCTTTCTACCAACGTTCATAATTTCTTCTTCTGGAATGTTCTGTGATTTGCACCAAGCAGTTAATTTAGCAGTTACTTCTTCCTTAGATGCTTTGTTAAGATCAACACTTAGATCTAAATCGCCTGAACTATTTTCTTCAAATGTTCCATCTGCTTTTTCTTTTCTACCTGTAGATCCTAGTCTTGCAGCAGACTTGCCCTCATCATCTTTTTCACTAGTAAAGTCTAAGCCTGTAATCTTTTCAATGAAGTCGACTGTGCTGTCTACGTCTTTAGTAGCAATACGCTGTGTAAGACGAGAGTCAGGATCTTTTGGGTCTGTTTTAAATATGTTGTTGCTCATTATTTCTTATCTCTTTTACTTTCAACAATCTTCTTAATGCCTCTATTAAATTTGCTGCTGTCGGCACCTTTAATGCTGTTGATGAAACGTCTTTCTAGTTCAAGAGCAACGTCTTCGGGATAAGCCTTATACATACTTTCAATAAGATTAACTGCACTATCAATAATATTAGTCGCTCTGCTTTGGATCAGAGACTCTGTATCACGTTTCTCTGCAATTTCATTAAGTTCTTGTAGTATTGATCTAGTTTTAAATTTCATAATATAATAAAGCCCGTCTTGTATGTTACTATTTACCCTTTTAACATCTAAAGTATACACGCAATGATTAGCAATGTCAACCAACATTTTAAGGTATGCAAAATACGCACTGACGTTATGCATAAAAGTAATACAAAAAAGTGTTGATTTATGCTCATATAGAAGTTATATTATAATAGTATTATATAAATACACGTGAATAGGGCAGTGACACTGTACTATTCGACACACAGACACTGGGATAGACCGGGGCAACTTCACAATGCCTTACAAAGCGAATGACGGTAGCAAAGACTACTGACGGTAGCAAAGACTACTGACGCCTAGAAAAGACTAGGGGTATTGCTTTCCTTAAGCATCCATACATCGAGGAGAAAATTATGGCACACTTAAATTTAAGTGGTCTGATGTCTTGGATGAAGCGCGGCAGATTAAATGCTGATCACCGCTCTCAACTACTGACTTGGGCCAAAACTGAATACGGCAAAGACTGGTCTTTTGCATATGATTATATGCTTAACCACGAAGGTCGTGCACCTAACCGTGCAGAACTACACGGACCGAGAATCTTGAAAAGTAAGGAGGTGGCTTAAATGCGAACCTTACGTAAGTTACTTTCAAAACTATTTTGGTCAGAAAAGGACTGGGTTAACGATTATCTCAGTCAGTCTACTGATCACGCTGATCTGGAACGCCGGATTAGGAAACTGGATAGG